ATCTTGGCGAGCTGCGCTTCGTCCCACTCTGCGATCTCGCCGAGCTTGTTGTCGGCCAGGGCGAGCAGCTGCGCGTCCGCGGGGTCGAGGTCGAGGAAGCGCACCGGCACATGCGTCAGTCCCAGCTTCTTCGCGGCCAGCCAACGCGTGTGGCCCGCGATGATCTGTCTGTCTGCTTGGCGCGCGACGATCGGCGCGCCAAAGCCGAAGCGGCCGATCGAATCCGCGACCTTGGCAACGGCCTCGGTGTTCTTGCGCGGATTGCCCGGCCAGGGTTTCAGATCGCCGACGGGAAGCCAGATCGCGGCTGCTTCAACAGGCGCGGGCATAGCAGATCCGTTGTTCTCCATGGGAACTCCCCCCCTTCCATCAACGAGCGCGGGGCGGCCCGAAGGACCGCCCCGCCCTGACTGTTCTCGATTCAGGCCGGCACTGGCGAAGGCGTGCGCTAGAAGCCGAGCGCGAGCATCTGATCGAGGGACTGCGGCAGGTACGTCGCCGCCTCGGGCGAGTAGATCAGCTCGCGGCGCGGGATGCCGTCCGCCTCCGCTCCCTGCACGTGCAGCCAGTGCGTCGGGCCGCGCACCTCGAGGATGAGCTTGTCGAACGGCAGCCCGGAATCGACGGCGACCTGCACCACCTCGGAGAGCTGCCACTCGGTCCACCGGAGGTCCGCGGCGCAGCCGTAGAGGTGCGCGCTGCTCGTCGCGCCGCCCACGATCTTGTTGAGGGCGGTGCAGCGATAGCCCGAGCTGAAGACGGGCGCGCCGAAGATCTCGGTCAGCACGTCGAGCAGCTCGGTGCTGGTGAGTTGGATGTTCTCGAGGATCCTGTCGGTGGTCTTCACCTCGTCGCCGATGACCACCGGCTCGATCTGATTGCGGACGGAATGCGACGTGTGCAGCCACTCCTCGAGGGAGTGGTGCACCGACACCATGGTCGGCATTGATTTGCTCCTTAGGCTCGGGTGATTCCGAGAGTCGCGATGACCTGGGTCGGCGGCGTCGTCATGCCGCCCGGCAAGGTGATCATCACCTGGATCACGTCGCCCGCGTTGAACGTGAACGGGTGCGCGGTGTCGTGGGCCTGGAAATACTGCGTCGGCCCGGAGCCGCTGCCGCCCATGAAGCAGGCAAGGCCAGTGGGCGCGAAGTTCTTGTAGACCTCGGCCTTGGGCTGGAAGCCGCCGCCGATGTTGTAGAGGTTCGAGATGTAGAGGCTCGTCACCTTGCCTGCGAAGGGCATCGGCATCTCGGGACCGGCCGCTCCTGAAACCGTCCCGGCGAGGAAGCCTGGCGGGAGAGAGAGCTGTCCTGCCGAGAGCGGCATCGCCTGCGCGCCGAACATCAGGAGCCCGGGCGCCATGTTGCCCGCGGCGAAGTTCTCCGCCTGCGTCAGGATCGATGCATCCTGCGCGTCGACGTACTTCTTGTGCGTTAGATCGGTCGGTGCGCCTTCGATCGTCGCGTCGATACCTGCGAGCTGTTCCCAGGCGCCGTCGTCGAACGCCGCTCCCGCTGAGCCGCCTGAGTGCTGGTACCAGCCGACTGTGCCGACGGTGCCGTTGAGGCGAAAGAGGTGCGGGTAGGTGCCGTCATCCTGAATCCACTTCGAGCTGCCCGGGTCCCACCGCGCGCCCGCTACGAAGTCGAAGCCATACGTCGTCATGTAGACGCGGTTGCCCTGGTTGACGTTTGTGTTCGTCGTGTCGAAGAGCGCCTTGCGGTGGACGTAGCCCAGCGAGCTGGCGATCACCGGACCGTTGTCATCACCGCCTCCATCGATCTGAACCGTGCCCGTGAACTGCTCGCGCCCGCGGTGGATGTCGCTGCCAAGGTGGAAGTCATCGCCGCGGTAGGTATTCGCGGCCTCGAACTCCTGGCCGGCAGTCCAGATGTTGGCCCGATCGAGAATTGCACCCAGCCATTGGATCCAGTCGTAGACGAGGCGCTGCCACCAGTTGAAGTACTGCGCTGGCGGCTCCTCGCCGGGCACCCAGCCGATGCCCTTCTTGCCGTCGTTCGGTTCGACGATCTGAGCGGACGGCTGATCTGCCCAGCGCGGCAGCGTGGACGGCTTCGGAACACTCATGGTCGTTCGGGTCAGTCGAGGACGGTCGCGAACTTGCCGCCGCTGCCAGGCGTGAGCTGCGCGTCGGGGAAGCCGCGGCCGATGCCGCCTTGAAAGCAGAAACCATTGCCCGAGCCGCCACTCGAGAGTTCGAGCAGTGCCCGAACGCCCGCGTCCTTCGCGGCTTGCAGGATGCCCGCGAAGGTCGAGGGCGAGGTGATGAGCGCGCGTAGAATCCGAACGACGAGCGCCGCCGGATACTGTTCCTCGAACTGCACGATGGCGCCGGGCAGGTCGCTCGTGAGCAGCCGGAAGATCGCCAGCAGCTCCTCCGGTGTGCCCGAGGACACGTTGAGGAGGATGCCGGCCTTGATGCGAAGGCGGTAGTTCGAATCGGGATCGCCGAGCCGCTCTTCGCCGACGATGCGCCCAAGCACGTCGAGCTGCGCCCCGACTGCTTGATCGACGGTCTCGGCGAGAATCGAGAACAGCATGTCCTCGATCTCTTGGATCTGCTTCGCCAGGACGGTGACGGTGCCCGCAAGCTTCGGCTTGCCGCGGTACTGCTGCGCGAGCCGCGAGAGCGCCCGCGGCACATGGTCGGTGATGTGCTCCATGTCAGGGCTTCAAGGTCACGGTGATGCGGCTGGTATCGAGGCGGGCCAACTCACGCGCGCCGATCAGGAGATTCTGGTTGGACGTCGGATTCGCGGCGAAGCCGAGCAGCAGGGCGGTGACGTCGAGCAAGCCCGAGACGCGGAAGATGGGCGCATACAACGCGCTCTGGATCACGCTGTCGCCGATCCGGTATCCGGGGAAGATTGGAACGCCTGCGGCGTCGAGCAGCCGGCCTTCGGCGTAATCGACGAGGCGCTCTTTGATCTGCAGGACTCCATCGCTCGGGAACGCGTTAGGGTCTCGAGTGACGGTCACGACGATGAAGACGTCGCGCTCGGTCGGACGGCTGAACGAGATCGGGTGGGTCAGCCCATCCGAGCCTACGACCGAGCCCGAGATGCCGCCAAAGGTCTCGATGCCGCCCGGCTTCGATTGCCAGATCGCCGTCCGGATGTCGTCGTCCTTCCCGCCGAGTACCAGCACCTCGATGCTCTTGGGCGGGAGCCCATAAGCGCCGACAGCTTCGGTCACGTTCTCGAAGACGATACAGGCGGCGACATCGGTGACGCGCAGCACTCGCGAGCGCACCGCCTCGACGGCGGCGTTGCCCTCCGCACGAAGCAGCTGCTCGCGCCGGACGCGCGCGTCGACGTCGTCTTCGGGTCCCCTTCCGGCAACCGCATCGAGCGCGTTGGTGAAGGCGTTCCAGCCCGCGACCGGCGTCTCTATCTTGGTCAAGAGCCCCGCTGGCGCGAGGAACGGCCCGTAATCTTCCGACTCGCACGCGACGTCGACGTCACCGGCCTTGATGACGGCATCGACCGTCGTGCGGAACCGTACCCCCGTGCCCTGCACGCTGATGACGCGTCCCTGCGGAATCACCGTTCCGGCGACTCCGGTCGCGGTACCGGTGACGGTGCTGCGCTCGGGCGGAAGCCGCTGCGCGCCCGTCAGAGCCATCACCTCGTCGAGCGAGGCGCCGGTAGCCGCGTCGGGATTGCGCGCGTTGTGGATCGCCTCGCCCAGCTCCCATACCTCGGCGAACCGCTCCGAGAAGATCCCGATGATCTGCCCGAACCGGCTCTGCGGCGTGAGGTTGATGCCAGCACCGAAGACCGCCTGGAAGCCGGCCTCGAGGTCCGCCTTGATGTCCGCGAGTTGCTTGAGGACGAAGCCCAGCGGGGTGACACCCCAAGGGCCGCTCATGCGGAGAGCGCCACAATGTCTTCGAGAAGGCCAAGATCCGTCGATGCCCGGAAGCTGACCGTGAGCCGCCGCCGCGGACCTTCGTAGTCGAGCTTCATCTCAGGCACGCCGGTCACGCCGCGGGCGCCGAGGATGATGTCTCGGAACACGGTGCGCAGCAGGGATTGATCTGGATTCTTCACGAGGACGTTCTCGAAGTACGGGACGCCCTCGTCGGTGTTGAGGAACCACTCGCCGGCGAAGAACCGCAGCCGCGCCCGGACGTCCTGTCGGATCGACTCGAGATCGTAGGTGAGGACCAGATCGCCGTTGTCGACGACGAGGTCGCCCTCTTCGTCGTCGATGGCGAGGTCTCGAGGAGCGAGTTGCGGCATCGGTGTCTAAGAAGCGGTCTTGACCGTCGAGCTTGCGACGTTCGGCGCCGGATCGATCGGCGGCAGCGACTTGCCCGCCAGCGTTCCCGTCACAGGATGGGTGTGGGCGTTGAGCCAGAGCACCAGCTTGGCGAGGAACTGGCTGAGCGTGTCTCCTAGCGCGACGCCCTGTCCGCCCTCGGCACCAAGCTCGATGAGGCTCTCCTTGAAGTGGATCTGCGGGCCGCCATCCTTGCCGGCGGTCATGTGCGTACCGGCGTCGTTCCAGGCTCGCTGCACGTCGTTGAGCCCAGGAACAGCGATCGCGTCGGCGAGCGCGTGCTGGCGCAGGTCGACGGGATCGACTTCGCCGCCCTGGGAGATCCAGCGGTCGATGCTGCGCTCGGCGAACACGAGCAGCACAGTGTCGCCCGGCTGCACGGGAAAAGTGACGCGGAATCCTCCCGCTCCCTGGAACACGACCGGGACGTTGGGAATCACCGGCAGGCTGACGAGCTGCTCGCTGTCCTCCTCGTCGATGATGGTCGACTGGAGGAGCGGCTTCACGTCCGCGAGCTTGGTGTTCGGGTTGTACCGCTCGACCCGGCCGGGCAGCGACACGTGCAGGTCCGCCAGCCGCGCATCGAGCGCGACCCGAAGCACTTCCGAGAGCGTGGGCGAACGGCTCTGCACCATGGATTTTCAGAGCGGGCGGGCTTCGACCGACGTGTACATCTCGGGTCCCGCGGTGTCGCCCTGGTGCGTAACCTTCTCCGCCTTGAAGAGACCCGAGATTCCGATCGCCTCCACCTGCACCAGGCTGCCAGGACGAACCGACGGCTGGAGGAGGCTCTTCACCTTGAGAACGCTGGCGAGCCCACGCTTGTTGGGCGAGCCATGCTCAGGCGAGCCAACCATTCCCGTCGCGGCCGAGAGCAGGACCGCGGTGTTCTTCGCCGTCTCGCCGTCCTTGAGGACTTGGAGCGCGCCATCCTGAATGGACCAGTCGAGACCGGCAGAGTCCAGCAGCCGCGTCAGCTCCGTCGCGCTATTTCCCGAGGCGGCGTAGCCGTTGAGGAACTGATCGAAGCCTCCTCGAAAGCCGCCCTTCCCGACCTCATCGAGCGCGTTGCCTTGATTGAGGCCGAGGCTCTTCACCAGCGTGCGAAGGACGTCCTGCACCTTGGTGCCAGGAGCGAACGAAGCGTTGATGCGCGAGTTGCGGTAGGCCCGCTCACCATCGCCGCACTGGACGTGCGTGATCCAGTCGGGCCCCGACCGTACATGGTCGATGGTGCGCGCGTCGCCCTGAAACACGACCTCGACGTGATCCTGATAACCCGCCTGGAGAATGACCTTGGCGCCCTTCGACTGCATCTGCGCGCGGCTGGCCTTGGCGAGGTTGTAGACCTTGAGATCGAGAGTATTCGGCTCGGGTTTGAGCGTCTTGTCTGCCTTGAAGGCGACGCGCAGCCCTTCGACGCGCAACGAATCGATCGTCACGATCGCGCGACGAAGGTACAGATCGCTCACTTGTCGTGATGCCTTCAGCGCGTAGGCTTCGCCTGCTTGAACTGGCGGCTGACCTGCTGCATCCGCAGGACCCTCAGGATCTTCTCTTCGAACGGAAGCTGCGCGAGCCTACGCCGCTCTTCCTTCTTGGCGGCAAGGATTCGATCGAGCGCTTGCTGTCGTGTCTGCTGCTCACTCACGCGTCGATTCCTCGAACTTCCGCCATCGATCGAGTAGTCCGTGGCGGCTCAAGATTGATTCTAACCGCTCACGGTTCAGAGGGGTAGTTGCCGTCTCCTGCAAGTGCAGGATCTTCATCCGATCCTTGGCACGATTCGTCTTGAGGGCCTCCGCGACGGCGTGCTCCGCAGTGAAGACTCGGGTGGGCTCTTTTCCCACCGTGATCTGAATAGCTTCCTGAAGAGCTTCCTCTTCCAAGGGGCCAGCAGCCGGCAAGATCTGCACTGGCACTCCCTCGATGACGATTTTCTCGCCCTCTTCGGGGTAGCCCAACTTGCGGAAGTGCTCATGGATCGGTGCGAGGTTGATCAGGAGCCCTGCAGAAGGGATGTGCGCGAACACGTCCAGGTCGTCTGTCTCGAAAGGCTCTGCGTAGTAGATGAACGCAAACGCACCGCCAACGGCGTAACGGCCGACCAAACCCGTACGTTCCAGCTCATTTAGCCGCTGGAAGACACGCTCGACAGATACGCTCGTCGGATCGACCGGCATGCCTTCACCTGTACCCGAGGGTGGCGCTCTGGTCGAGCGCCCTCATGGCGAAAGGAACGATGACGGGAGATCCGCTTGCTCGACGTACAGGAGCACCACGCGGCTCCCGAGGTCCGTGAGCCCCGGAGGCTCGTTGGCGGCGCTCGTGTCGACTACGAAGAACTCTCCCGCCGGCAACATTGGGTTCATGAAGCGCGCGAGCAGCGGGAAGTCGAGCACGAGCTTTCGGCCGGCCAGAAGCAGGTTCTCGTCCTGATCGTAGATGGTCAGGTACCAAGCCACATCCCGTGCGTTCCAGTGGAACTCGAGCAGGAACGTCCGGCCGTCAAGGTCGATGGAGAAGTCGTACCAGGGAGTCCCGTCGGTGAGCGTCGGCAGGATCAAAGTCACGGCTTCGCGAACCACTTCTTGATGCCGGTGAGCCCCTGCTTGAGGAAGCTGACACGATTCTCCACCGCGGGTGGCGCCTGCGTGCCGGTCTTCTTTCCTCCGCGGAGTTTGTCGCGCGCCTTCGGCAGCGTGACGCTCACGCGCTGGCTGGCAACGGTCCGAATTTCCCTGAATGTGGCGGAGAAACGCAGCGCGCTGCCGATCCGTGCATCGCGGGGAACGTTCAGGCGCTCCAGCACCATCCGCTCGTATTGCCGGAGCGATGTGACGATGACCACCGGGAGGCGGTCCTCCTTGATCTTGAGCAGCTGCTGGTACGCGGATTCCGCTCGGGCGTCGTCCAAGCTGTCGGCGCCGACGCCCGAAACCACCAGCACGCCGTTCTGCTCGCTCGTCTCCAGGCCTCCTTCGAAGCGCGCGCTGCCGGCGAGGACCGGCGTGTTGCTGATGATGCCTTCGATACTGACCGTATCCGGCTTCATGCGGACGTGGTCAGTGATGTCGGCGCCGTCCTCGACTGGATGGTCGGTGACCTCGTTTGTGCCCGAATGCGCCTCGCTGATCGCCGCGTCGAGTTCCAGCGTGTCGATGCGAGTGCGCTTCGTCTTGAAGAGGAGCGTCAGCGCCATCGATCATCCACCGGCTGGAAACGCCGCGGCGGTCTCTCTCAGCATGGTCTGCAGCCGCTCTTCGATCGCGTTGTGGACGTCCTGGCCGACGCGCTCGCCGTCCGCGCCTGGCGGTACGGTTACGTTGATGTCGCCGATCGAAAGGCGCGGCCCGCCGACGACGGTCCGGCTGACGCTCTGGTCGATGCTCGACGCGGGCGAGGCGCCACCGCCGAAGAGTTGCGTCGAGAGCGCCGCGCCTCCGGGGAGCATCTCGACGAGCGACCGCGCTCCCGACTTGAAGGCATCGGCGATCCGTTCTCCGAGTCCGGTGACGGAGTCGACGATCCAGCGCCAGAAGGAGCTGAACAGGTCCCGGTAGAAGTCGATCGCCGTCTTGAGCGCATCGCCCGCTGCGTGCCACAGCTCCTCGAGCTTTCGCTCGATGGCTTCGAAGACTTTCGGCAGCGTCTGCCAGAGGTAGTCGGCGAAGTCGCCGGCAAGCGACTCGCCTCCGGTGAGGTAGGTGTACAGATCCTCGAAGA